TACTTTCAATTTATTATTTCTGCTCTACCGCAGATGACATATTTTACAACGAAAGCAGCACTTCCTGATTTTGGATATGATTCTGCTTTAGTTCAAGATAACCGATTTGCTCAGATTAAACATCCTGCCAGTAAAGTGGGATTTGCTAATCTTGATATATCTTTCTTGGTAGATGAGGATATGGGTAACTGGAGAGAAATCTCCGACTGGATCAAAAGGACCACTGTAGTTGACAATCACTTTGATATTGATCCAAACAGTAAAGATCATTTCTGCGATGGTACTCTTATAATCACAAATAGTTCAATGCAACCAAATGTTGAAGTTACCTTTAGAAATATGTTTCCAATCTCGATCACAGGTTTTCAATTCGATAGTAGCGTCACAGAACTGACTCCTTTTGAATCTACAGCGACTTTCGCCTACGACTACTACGAAGTCAAGAAAATCTGATCTTTTCTCCTTGACTTGACCCAAATCCCTTGTACACTCTGAGTGTCAACGAAGGAAAAGGGAAGAAGTATTAGGACTTTAATATTATGAACTTTGATAAAATAAAGCAAATGGTTTTGCAAGATTGCGAAATCGACGAGACTCAACTGGACGCAGAATCGCTGCGTCTCCCCCAGTTACACAACAAATATCTGAATATCTACTTGGACACGAAACTCATTCTAGAGAGAAAACAGAATGAATTCAATAAGTTACGTCGTTTAAAGTGGGAATATTATACAGGAAAAATGGATGCTGAGGTTCTCGAACATATGGGTTGGGAACCATTTGATCTAAAAATCCTCAAACAAGATATTGCAATTTATATGGATGGTGACGATGACCTGATTGCTCTACAGGAACAGGTTCGTTACTATAAGGAAATGTGTGCGTACCTTGATGCAACCGTTAAAGAAGTTACATATCGTCACAACAAGATCCGCAATGCAATTGACTGGAAAAAGTTCTTAGGAGGACAATGATGGATACACTTAAGTTATTAAATACCGTGGATGTGTTCGGATTTCCGGTGTGTGTGTTTAAAAACCCGCTCCATGAAAAATATAAAAACGCTCTACTAGAAGAAAAAGAGATCAATAAAGTTCCTTGTCCAGATCCAAAAAAAGACCCTGAATGTTATCTAACAGGGATACATGATGAGGTTCAATTCATAAAAAGACCATCCGAATCAATGTCGTCTCTTAGAAGTATTTTTACTTCGTGTCTTAATTACTACTATAACGATGTTCTTCAAACAGAATTTACCAAAGGCAGTTCTTGGGAATATCTTAGATCTTGGTGCTTTACTCCAACAGAAAAATATCACGAAATAAAAAAAAGGAATTTCCACGACCACTGGATGTCTTGTGTGACCATAGTTTATTATCTAAATTATCCTTCCGGATCTGGTGGACTCTCGTTTAAAAACAGTCCAAATAAATATAGTTCTTTTTTCTTTTGCACACATAAAGGATTGAAAGATACAAGAACAATAAAACCAAACGAAGGTAATATTATAGTATTTCCTAGTAATTTATTACACGCCGTTGATGATTTCTCTGAAAATTCGTTCTCGGAAAGATCTACGATAGTGGCAGACACATGTCCTAGTGTTCTTGATCCTACGTTACCTAAAGGAGTAGGAATGAACTCTGTTCATCTGAGCAGAGTACCACTCACAGCATTCCCTAAATAAAGGGATGAGTGACCTTTTAATAGAGAATGTTGATACGGTAAATGTTAGGGTTCGCTGTGAACGTAGTATCGCAAAAGAACTCTCTGATTACTTTACATTCAAAGTCCCCGGTCACGCCTATATGCCTGCGTACAGAAAACGCATATGGGACGGACAAATCAAACTCTACAACATGTTCTCTCAGCAGATCTATGCAGGTCTTGAGAAGTATGTTCATCGTTTTGCAACTGAGCGTGGATATAAGGTAGAGTCAGAACCAAGAAAACCACATTCATTCACTACAGACAGTGTTCGATCTTATATGGAAGATCATTTAACACTCTCTATTGGTGACAAACCTATCCAACCCCATGAACATCAGGTGAACGCCGTCACGCACGCTCTGAGGGACGACAGGGCGTTGCTGGTGTCTCCCACTGGTTCGGGTAAGAGTCTAATCATTTACGCTCTTATGCGTTACCATTTGGATAAAATAGAAAATAACAGAAAGATCTTGATCATCGTTCCGACCACAAGTCTGGTTTCGCAGTTGTACTCCGACTTCTCGGACTACTCCAAGATCTCGTCGTGGCATGTAGACAAAAATTGCCACAAAGTCATGGCAGGTGTTCCCAAGGATGATATAAAACGAAGGGTAATTATTTCTACATGGCAGAGTATCCATAAACAACCAAAGGAATACTTTGATAAGTTTGCAGCAGTCTTCGGTGATGAGTGTCACTTGTTCAAAGCAAAGTCTCTGACGGGTATAATGACTAAACTAGAGGACTGCCCAGTCCGTATAGGAACTACTGGCACACTTGATGGTTCCCTCACACACAAGTTGGTTATTGAGGGGTTATTTGGTCCTGTACATCAGGTCACAAAAACAAAAACGCTGATGGAAAGAAAACTCTTGTCAGAGTTGAAGATAGATGGTATACTGTTAAGACATAGCGAAACGGTTCGCAATGAGATGAAGCGAAGCACATACCAAGATGAAATTGACTTCATCGTGCAGAACCAAGAACGGAACAAGTTTATCTGTGATCTTTCCTCGAACCTCAAGGGCAACACCCTCGTACTATTCCAGTTCGTTGAGAAGCACGGTAAACAACTGCACAAGATGATGGAAGAAAAAAATCCAGATAAAAGGGTCTTCTTTATACATGGTAAGGTTGAAGCAGATCTACGAGAAGAAGTCAGGCGTATTGCTGAAAAAGTAGAGGACGCAATCATTATAGCATCATATGGTACATTTAGTACCGGTGTGTCCATCAAAAGACTACATAATATTGTGTTCGCTTCACCATCGAAGAGTAGAATTCGTGTGTTGCAGAGCATCGGTCGTCAGTTAAGAAAGTCGGAGCATAAAGATGTCGCAAAACTCTATGACCTTGCAGATGACCTATCTTGGAAAAAACACAAGAATCACACCCTTCGCCACTTTGAAGATCGACTTAAGATCTACGAAGGCGAGGGTTTTGAACACAAAATAATCAGAATCAATCTGAAGGAGGATTCACATGTCTAATAATTACAAAGTCCTTAAGTTACGAAGCGGAGACAGTGTTGTCGCAGAACTTATTGAGAATTCAAAATCTCACATTCGTGTAAACAGACCAATGGAAATTAAGTATATGCATTTTATTGATGCACTTGGTCGCAAGCACGAAACTTTGATCCTTGTAGATTGGTTGAAATCAACAACAGTAAATACGGTTAAACTAGAAAAAGACTTCATTCTTGGAATCTTTGTTCCAAGTCCTGATGTTGTTCAATCTTATAATCAACAAAAAGAACTAGAAGATCATGGTGGGAAGATTCCATCAAGAAAAACATTTGGTTTGTTTAATAAACAAAACCAAGAAGGATTAGAAAGTCTAATAAATAAAATGGAAGAAGAGTTTAAAAACATAGACATGGATCGTTTAGAAGAAATGATTCAGGATCAAGTTGACGAGGGTGCAGAGGAGTTAATAGAAGAGATTATGAACAATAATCAACAAGAGAGAATGATTGATGAGACCTCTGATCCCAACTTCGGTACTAGTTATTGTGACTGGTCACCAAACATAGAAGATTATCTTTCTTAATTACTTTACAAACACTAATGTGTATGGTATACTTACAGTAAATAAGGTGTAACCCGATGAGCGATAAAGATAGTCATTACGTTGACAACCAAAAATTCCTAGAAGCAATGACCGAGTGGAAAGAGCAAATTAAAGTTGCTGAAGAAACCGGTGAAGGTAAACCACCTGTATCTGAATATATTGGTGAATGTTTTCTTTTGATTGCTGAAAGATTATCAATGCGAGCAAATTTCATTAACTACCCATTCCGAGAGGAAATGGTAGGTGATGCCATTGAAAACTGTCTCATGTACGCAAGCAATTTTGATCCTGAAAAATCAAAGAATCCATTTTCGTATTTTACTCAAATCATCTATTATGCCTTTTTACGTCGTATCCAGAAAGAGAAAAAGCAAAATTATATTAAGTATAGAATTATTGAGTCTGCCGATCATATGGGAGACATTGCTAGAATTCTTGATCCGGAAAAAACTAAAGGTAATCCATATGCAGAATTTTTCAAACTGACATCCAAGGACATAGACAACTTTACTCCCAAAAAGAAAAAGAAGAAGTCCTCGACTAAAAAGAAAAAAACTGATGGAGATGATAAATGCGAATCGCTATTTTAACTGATACCCACTTTGGTGCGAGAAATGACTCGCAGCAATTCTTAGATTATTTTCTTGGTTTCATTGAGAACCAATTCCTACCAGAGTGTGAAAAACAAAACATAGACACTGTGTTACACTTGGGTGATCTTATGGATCGTCGCAAGTTTGTTAACTTTAATACGCTCAATCAGGTTCGAGAACGGTTCATCGAGAAACTCGAAGAACGAAACATTAAGATGTATTGTCTCATCGGCAATCATGACACTTATTATAAAAATACAAACGAAGTTAACTCTTTAACAGAATTGTTTGGCAAGAGGTACGAATGCTTTATTCCAATAGACAATCCTATGGACATCACTCTCGGTGATAAAGTCTTTGGCATGGTTCCTTGGATAAACAAAGAGAATAAAGAAGAGTGTGATGAATTCTTAAAGAACAGCAACGCAGATATCGTGTGTGGTCACTTTGAACTATCTGGTTATGAAGTTCTTCGGGGTGTCAAGTTTGATGGTGGTATGAGTGATAATCTTCTTCGTCGGTTTGACGAAGTGTGGTCTGGTCACTTTCATATGAGACACAGTAAAAATAATGTTCGATATCTAGGAACACCTTATCAGATTACATTCTCGGATCTCCATGAACAAAAAGGATTTTATATCTACGACACAGAGTCTGGGGACTTAGACCACATCGAGAATGATGAGAGAATGTTCCTACATATTGATTACACAGATGAAACTAATATTGACGACTTGTCTGAATATGAAAACAAGTATTTAAAATTATTTGTGCGTGAAAGAAAAAGTCAAAGTAAATTTGATACCTTTGTCGATAACCTTTATGATGCAAAAGTAGGCAGTCTGACTATCATCGAGAATGATGATTCCTCTGTTATAGAAGATACAGAAGTAGCAGATATGTCACTGGACACGTTGTCCTTGATTTATAAAGAAGCAGAAGATTTCTATGAAACAATAGAAGGAATCAATGTTTCTAGATTAAAGAGACTCATAGAAGAAATATACATGGAGGCATTATCCCAATGAGCGAATCAGAAGGTTTAGGAGATACAGTAGAAAAAATTATTACACAGATCGGTGATGTTACCAAGATAGAATGGATCAGGAAGAAAAAGGGATGTGAGGGTTGTCGTAAACGAAAAGAAGCGTTGAACAAGGCAGTTCCCTACAAGAAGACAGAACAAAAATCAGAAGAAGAACCCTGCACTGATTGTGAAAAAAAGAAAAAGAAAAAGGGTGGGTGTAGTTCCTGTGGAAAAAATAAATGATTAGATTCCATACAGTGAAATTTAAGAATTTCGGTTCGTTTGGAAATAATGGAACCGAAATTCATTTGGACAGACATAGATCAACTCTGGTGTCTGGTATGAATGGTCATGGAAAGTCTTTCGCTCTCCTTGATTCTATTACGTTTGCCCTGTTCGGGAAACCATTCCGTAAGATTAATATTCCTCAACTGGTAAACTCTATTAATGAAAAAGACTGTTGTGTTGAAGTTACATTTTCTGTTGGGGAAGATGAGTATCAAGTTATTCGACAACTTAAACCAAAGAAGTTTGAGATTATTAAGAACGGAAACTTAATCGATCAGAATGCAAAGGCAAAAGATTATCAACGAATGCTTGAGGAGAATATTCTCAAGATGAACTACAAGTCTTTTACTCAGGTGGTTATTCTCGGCAGTTCGTCGTTCGTTCCGTTTATGCAATTGACTGCTGCCGACCGACGAGAAGTTATCGAGGATGTTTTGGACATCCAAGTTTTCTCCGACATGAATACTGTATTAAAGACCAGAGTCTCTCTTAAGAAAGAGGAGATTAAGGATCTAGACAATAAAGCA